TGCAGTTTTTATCGCAAAATATATTGCAGCTCCAAATGCAGCGACTGCAATACCTAAACCAATTAAAAATGTTTTTTTGAAATCACCTAAAGCTTCAGATGTATCAGTAAATAATTTTTTTACAACAGCACCAAAACCCTCTTCTTTAAATAGTGTGTACAACTCCTCAATATAACCAAAAAATGCTTTAGTTAATTCTATCGTTGTACGGATAGTTTTTTTCAATCCCTCAATGAATTTAGGCCACATATCACTATCAATAAATTTTTGTAATAAAAATAACGCAGTAAGTAAAAGACCACCAGTAAATATATTTTTTATAATTGCGAATATACTTTTGATTGTTGTTCCCACTGGTGCTGTAAAGAAATCTAAAAATTTGCCAGGTAGACTTTTAATACCTTTTACAAGATTTGCAAACATTTTATTTCTATCTTTTTTATCTTCTTTACTTTCAGTTAGTGCCTGAGCTAAATCTTTAGTTTCTTTTTTTTGTGCTTTTGCAATTTCTATTCTTTGTTTAACACCTTTTTTTTCACTCACTTCACCAGATTTTATTGCTTTTTCAACATCTACAAATCTTTGGTCATATCTATCAGCAATTTCTTGTTCTCTTTTTTGTAAAGTAATTTGTTGTATGCTTAATACTTGTGAGTCTTTTAATGTTTGATTAACCTCTTCAACTCTTTCGTCAACTTCTGTCGTACCTTCTTTTTTATCAAATCTTTCTCTAACAGCTGCAAGTCTACTATCATTTAAAATTTCAGCAGCATTATCTAAAAATCTTTCAGTAGGAGTGCCTGCTTTCTCATTTTGTTCAATAATAGTTTGTAGACTATCAGTAGTTTCTTTTTGTCTTTTGATAAGTTCTTGAAAGTCTCTTGAAGTAATGTCAGCCATTATTTTTTCTTTTTATCTGCATATGCATTTGCACCGAAATATGCGGCGACTAATGCTGAGATTGCAACGAAATATGTTGGTGCAATATCGGCGATTAATTTTGCAGCTGTTTCTTGTTCTAACATTGAAGTAATTAAAATACCACTAGGATAAAACAACATACCCAACAATGCGAACCAAGTCATAGTTCTCATTGCATCTCTACGGGCATCTGCATCTTCTAATTCTTTTCTTTTAAATTCCAAATCCATCTCCAATTCTTCTTGAGTGATGTGTCCATCACCATTCAAGTCTTTTCTAGCGACCTCTGGGTCAACTGTTTTAGTTATTTTGTTGTTGTTGTTTAAGTCGTTCATTTTCCTCTCTTATATGTTCGTTTAACAATCCTACATATATTTCTCTTTCCCAAGGCACCATATTTTCTAACTCTGTCAAACTATATTTATGATGTTGCATAAACGAAAAGTTTGTTTTAAAATGGTTCTCAAGAGTATCGTGAGAAAGAGCTATGTAAAAAAACTATTCAAACCCTCCAGTCTAACTTTTGAAGAAACATTTGTGTTTGGATTATTAACTTCTACATCTTTGTATAATTTTGGTATATTATCAAAGAATTCTCTTACTTTATTAAATTGGTTTGATGATAAACTTTCAACAAAATCTTTAGATTCTTTTTCATTAAAGTCTGCTTTTTCGTAAACTTTTTCACCATCTATGACTCTATGCACACAATTAACAATAATTTTAAATAAATCTTCCATAGTAGGATTTTTAAAATCTTTTAAATGTGATAAATCATCAATAGAAGGATATCTAAATTCTATTGCAATTTTATCATCTAATCTAACTAAATTACTATCTGGTAATGGTTTATCAATCGTTAACTCAGTTAGATTAATTTCTTTTGTAACATATGTATTATCTTCATCTGGACACTTAATAGAAACTTTAGTCATTTCACCAGATGATTTTGCACGAATATTTACAAATAAATATTCTAAATCTGCCATAGGTATTACACCACTTTTTAATGTATTGTTAGTGCAATTATCTATCAGATTTTTCACTGCATTAATTACATCTTTCTGTTCACCAGTTTCATTGGCAATCATAAGATTCTTTTCCTCTTTTACTAAGTATGGTCTATACTTAACATCTAGTTGAGAAATTGGTAGTTTTATGTCATAAGTTGACACTTCAAATTTAGGCAAAGCCATAATGTACTCCTTTATCTAACAAATTTACCGATAGTATTACCAACACCACCAGTAATTATATCTGCGGCTGAACCAGCAGTTGCAATCGCAGTTGGTGATGCACCAGACTTACCAAGAATATCATAAAGAACACCTTTAGGACTTATGATACTGTATCTGGAATCATCCCCAATATATATATCTGACCCTCTCAACCTTAAACTCTTATCTGCAAGACTATCATCAACACCTTCTTCTTTGATAGTATGCCACTCTCTATATGCGAGTTCAACGGTCACTCTCTGTAATTCAGTAGATGCTTGGTTCAAATCTTGAGGTGCAATAGATTTAGGCCAAACCTCTTTTACTGAAACACCGTAACTTGTCTTTTCTTCTTTTGCACCAGTAAATGCAAGAAAATTAAATGGTATAACTGTATTACTACCTTTACCCATTTGAAAAATATCTAATTCACCTATGTAATTATTGTAATAATTTAAATTATGGTTTAATGGATTGTAGATGTTTTTCATCCACATCTCAAAGAATCTTTTCTCAGACATATCTGCATTACATAAAAATGTTGCTTGTAATGTTGCATATTGACCAACACCTTGAGGTAGTTCTCTTGGTGGGCCATATATGTTATCGTCTGGTGCAGAACGGATTGTCCTGCCTGGAAACTGTAAATTTTCTGCTCTTAAACTGACATAACGATTACTCTCACCAGTAAATAATTTACACTTTAAAAATATCTCAAATCTATTTTGTTGTGCTTGTTCTCTACCATACAAAGAACTTTTAAAATCTCTTAATGAAAATACCATTAGATTACTTTCCTACTATCTGACCACACTTTACTTTCAGATGATTTTTTAAATCTTTGTACTGGTAACATAATTGCAGTCATAAAATCTTCTTCTTCTAATTTTCTAAATCTACTTCTAACATTACTATTTAAATATCTTTTCAAAGTTGGTTTCACAAGTCTTACATTTTTCAACGCACTATAATTTGCATTTGGGTCTAAACGACTTAATAATCTAGCTCTAAGTGCGTATGGTAAATAGTGAAAATTAATTCCTAAAAATCCATCTCTATAATTTTCTATTGGTAATACCAATGGAAATGTATCATAATATGGTAATTTGTTTTTCAATTTAGGGTCGTATATAAACATATTCAACGCACCAAAATTGACTCTACCAGTTATTTTTCCATCTCTTATGAGTTGTGCTTGAGATGGTGTACCAAGTTCTTTTATGCGATTACGATACCATTGATATGGTTCTTTACCACTTTTCCTTAACTTTGATATTTCGTCAAATATACTCATTTATTATATTTATAACTGGGATTGAGGTGGTCTTCGGTCAATATTACAAAATCCATATTTCTATCCCTACAAAATTCTCTTGCAGCTTTCCACTTTGCAGTGTTCTTTCCCCACTCGTAAACTTCTCTTACAAATGATTTAGTTTTTCTTTTAGGTATTTTAGGTTCAACAGTATATTTTTTAGGTTTAACTTCTATAATCATTTTTCTTAGTTTACCATCTGCTCTCTTAACTTTTACATAGAAATCTGGAAAATATCGGTGGATTCTACCGTCTGTGGGTAAACGATAAGGTATTATTAGTTCTTCTGACCCCCACTCTAAAACTCTAGGATTTTTATCACAATATACCATAAATTTGCGTTCCCACAAACTTCTGTAATAAATAGTAGTAGGATTACCTTTATACTTTTTTATGTTAGAGGGAATGTAACGACCACTATAACTCATAGGAATATTTATATGGTTAATTATAGAGACATTGCAATGGGAAAACCCTCAACTGAGGACTTGACAAATGATTTTGATGCAGACCCATTTAAACAAAGAGTGAGTCTTGACCAAAACACACGAAAAAGTAAATTCAATCAAGAGATTTTACAATATCCATTAAATGCTGGTAATGATGGTGGTAGGACACCAGCTGGACATCATATTCAATTTGAGATATTAGAACAAGATGTAGGTGCAATTAAATTTGGTGAATTACCTAAAGCAACTGCTGATGAGGTTGTTGGTATTAGTTCACTAATTGATAATTCTGCTGTTGCAAGAGATGTTGTTGTAAGTAAAAATGGTTCTGTGTTTACTTTAGTTCCAGCATTATCACAAAAAGCACAGTCAACACTCTCAGAGGGAAATTCAAGTAGAGCTGCACAAGAGTTAGGTCTTAATCCATTTATTAGTGGCACAGCAGAAGTTAAGAGAGTTCAAAAACAAGGTGCAAGAATTAGAAACCAAACATTTGCAAGAGCACCCACAACTAGATTACAAAGTTTAATAAAATTGTTTATGCCACCAACTGTTGAGGTTACATATGCACCAAATTATACAGATTCAGAAATAGGACTTGGTGCAAAAACTGCTGCTGGTGCAGTAGATACATTTGTAGGAACGGATGGTGATATTGCTGAAAAAATTGGTGAAGCATTTGACACAACTATGAAAAGTGGTTTAGTAGAAAAGGCTGCGATTGGAACAATAAATACTATGGCGCCTGGTTTTAAAGCAATATTATTTGGTAGGTCTGGTAAAGCAGTTAACAATAGATTAGAATTGATATTTTCTGGTTTAGCAAAAAGAAGTTTTACATTTAATTTTAAATTTTTACCAAAAAGTTATCAAGAAGCAAAAGCAGTTTATAATATTATAAGAAGATTTAAATTTCATATGTTACCAGAAATTGCTGGTGATGTAACAACATCAAGAACATTCGTTACTCCAGATGTTTTTGATATTAAATATATGATGAGTGATGGTAAAGAAAATGAATACATCAATAAGATATCAACTTGTGTATTAGAAAATATGAATGTAAAATATGGTGGTGACAGATATCAAACATTTGACCCATCTATGGCAGAAGCAGGAGCACCAGATGGTATGAAGGCTCCACCAGTACAAACAGAAATGACACTTCAATTTAAAGAACTAGAAATAGTTACACAGAATAATGTACTTGCAAGGGGTTTTTAATGGCATACTTTCAAAACTTTGAAACATTAACATATGATGTAGTTGGTGATGGTAATCCAAAACTATTTACTCATATTTTAAGAAGAGTTAAGATAAATGATTTAGTAAAAGACAATATTTTATTATATGATTTTTATCAAGTCAAACCAGGCGAAAAACCAGAAGATGTTGCATTTGATTTTTATGGTAGTGCAGAATTGCATTGGTTAGTATTATATGCAAATAATATAATTGATAGATTTCATCAATGGCCTATGAGTGTTAGAGCATTTGAAGAATATTTAAGTGAAAAATATGCAAATCCACTTGATACTCACCATTTTGAAATAAGTCAAAAGTCTGGTGATACAAACATAACAATAAACATAGGTTTAGATTCTACTGGACATAGTGGTGATACTGTGAGTGCAGTAACAAATAGAGAGTATGAAGAAAATTTACAAACCGAATATAGTAAAATAAGATTAGTTAGAAAAGAATTTGTTAACCAAATTAGGAAAGAATTAAGAACCTTATTACAAAGTGAAAATTAATGGCACAAGACAATTATAATTATAGTGGTTCATTTGAAGTTGAAGAGTGTGTTTTAAAAACACATCACGGAGTTGATGTAGACCTTGATGGTGTGTTAAGTATTGTAAGTGTATATGAAGATATAATGCAAGGTTTTTTAACTGCAAATATAACTTTCTCAGATACAAATGATTTAGTTTTGCAAAATGGTATTGTTGGTAATGAATACTGTTACTTGAAATTAATTACTCCATCTACTGAAGATGTTTCATTAGATTTCACAAAAGACCCATTAATAGTAACATCAGTAAGACAAACAAGTGAGGGACAAGGTAGAATTGTAACTTTAACCCTTGCATCTAGGGAATATATGAGAAATTCTAGAACTAGAATATCTCAAAGTTTCTCTGGTAATATGTCAGAGATAGTTCGTAGATTAGTAAAAGAAAAACAATTTTTAGGTAGTGATAAAAGATTTTTAACTGATGATAGTGTTGGTTTAGAAAGAATTGTTATACCTAATTTGCGACCTTTAACTGCAATTCAGATGATTGCACAAAGAGCTAAGACAAAAAAAGACTCACCATTTGTGTTTTTTGAAACAACAAAAGGTTTACATTTTTTATCTTTTGATATGATTAATAGACAAAATACTAAAACAACATTTACATTAGGTGCATCAGATACTTATGATAACAAACCATCTAAATCATCCCAACTAGAAGCAAACATTGTTAGACAATTAGGACAAGTAGAAAACGATAACTTAATAAGTAATAGTGTACTATTAAACACAATGAATGGAATGTATTCTTCAAGAATGTTATTACACGACATATATAACAAAACCTACCACGATTTAAAGTTTAGATACTCTGATGCGTTTTCCAAAAAAAATGATATAGAAAATAGTATTGGTGAAACTGGATTTCCAGTATTTCCGATATCAAGTTCAGTTGATGAAGATGGAAAAACAGTAGAGGATTTTCACGATTCATATTTAAGTTTACAATCTACATCTGGATTTAATACTCCTAAAGGTTCAGTTCACAATATTAATCCTTATCCCAATACAATATATCCATTTGAAGAATCTTCAATAAGTGACCATTTATTGACTAGAAATCATAAGTTAGCGTTCTTAGATAGAATGGGTATGACTATTGATATGGTAGGTAATTTATCAATACAAGCTTCAGATATAATAAGATTGAATGTATATAAAGCAAAAACTGATGTTGACAATGAAGATGAAGATTTTTATGATGAAAGATTAACTGGTAGATATATTATAACAAGGTTAAGACACACTTTTGATTTTAATAATCCAAAAAAACATACGATACAAGCGACAGTTATTAAAGATAGTGTAACTAAACCTTACTCAAATAATCTACCACCTAACCCTAAGAGGTTAATTTAAAGGAAGTAAAATGACTAATAAACAAACTCGTAAGTTAAGAACACTAAATTTTCAGAAACAAGAACGATACCTAAATAATGAAGTGAATGACTTAACAACGGAGGTGAGTAAACTCTACCTCGCAAGAACGAGAAAGTTTTTAGGAAGAAGAACAGCGTGAAGACATTTGATAAATTACAAGAGGGTGTATATGACCCCAACATATTCAAAGCATTTTTTCTAGCAGGCGGGCCTGGTAGTGGTAAATCTTTTGTAGTGAGAAAGACCACTGGTGGGCTCGGTATGAAAGTTGTGAACTCTGATACTGCATTTGAAAAACTACTTAAAGATGCAGACTTTGATTTAGACTTTAGAGATATGACCCCAGAGAAAACTCTTGAAAGAGATGTCATAAGAAAAAGAGCAAAAGAAGTTACATCTAAAATGCAAAAGAATTTTGTTGCTGGTAGACTTGGTATGATTATAGATGGTACTGGTGCAGAATATGGTAAAATAGAAACACAAAAAAAACTATTGCAACAATTAGGATATGATACTTATATGATATTTGTTAATACTTCATTAGATACTGCA